GTAGTTGCATCATAAGTGGCATCTGTAGCAGTTGTGGTTCCAACACCAACAACATTCAAACTTCCAATACCTGCACTTACAAATGTATGACCATAATTACCACCACTAATAACAGCACCATTAAGAGAACTTACATATCGATGAGCATAAGGAGCACCGGCAACAATTGCACCAGAAGATGCTGAAACGAATTGATGAATAAATTCATCACCAGGAGCAGCATATCCAACGTCAATGGCAATATTTCCATCATTATAAGTTAATCCATCAGTAGCCGCTCTAACGAAAGTATGAACACCAGTATTAGTAGAAGGTGCTACTGGTAGAACATTAACTCTAAACGTATTTGTAGTTACGTTAGAAATTGTAATCCATTGTCCAGCAATTGTATCTGTTTCTCTAGGATAAGTATGCTCACTGCCATGATTATCTTTATCGCAGGTAAAGGTTAAAGAATTTAATCCAAATTTAACTTTATCTCCATTAGAGAATCCGTGAGAAGCAACTGTACATGTCATTATGCCAGTTGTTGGATTATAAACTGCATCACTTACAGTATAATCTGCACCATCCTTAGTAAGTTGAACCGCAGTGTCATATGCTCTATCCTCACCTCTTGGATAATAATGAGTAGATGCTCCTGCATCCAATCCACAAGTAAATGCTAATCCAGTAAAGATTACATTACTTGAGTTACCACTCGTTGCAAATCCATGAGCAGTTGCAGTGGTAACAGTCATAATACCTGAACTGTTATCATAAACAGCAGTAGAAATTCCTAATCTGCCAGCATAATCACAAGTAAAGGCAATACCAGAAAGATTAACTTCATCACTTACAGACAATCCATGATTGGTCTGAGTAGTAACTGTAGTAATACCTGTTACAGAACTATAACCAACATTAGCAATCTTTCTAGGTGAATAGAACAGATGGTTCATATTGGTAACAGCAACCCCAGTAATATGTCCATTAACAATCTGTGCGGTTCCTATTCCAATAATATTAGCTCCTGTGCGACTTATAGTTTGAATACCAACATTAACTGTTTGAATTCCAACTCTATATCCAGAACCTGTATTACCAATACTAATAGACTTAATAGTGCCTCCAGCAGACACTGTGACAGTTCCTCCTGCTGCTACAAGGGGTTGATAACCATTTCCTTCTGTAGAACCCACAGAAACGATAACTCCCCCTAATGGCAGATTTCCTACATTAGGAGCTCCAGCTACGGATGATCCAGTTCCAGTAAAGGATATAGTAGTAACTCCAGCCGTTCCCTCTTCTAAAGTATATTCATTCAAAGATCCAGGAGTTTGGAAAATATCATTAATAAGAATAATAGCATTATCAGTTGTAAGACCACTTACAGATGATCCTTCAGATTCTAAATTAAAGTCTGCCAGTTGTCCTGTAAATTTGGAAGAAAGACTATCAAAAATATAATTTCTATAATATGTCTCATTTGTGGTATCAGGAACACCTGAACGCATAAATGTTCTTCCTTGGAAACTAGATCCTGTTGCAATTCCTACCCAATCTCTATCATCAGGTTGATTAGTTGTTGTGCTAAGAGGAACATTTCCATAAGGTGCTTCAACAAAGTTTAATGTATTATCAACAATATTATAATTACCAATTACCTTAGTTACCAAAGTTCCTGTTCCATATCCAGCAAGAGCAGTTCCAGCCCAAGGTCTGCTTACTCTAATACCTGTTGGAAGAGTTCCAATTCCTACTGCGTCAATACGCATTATCTCAGAACCAATCTGAATTAAATCCGCACCATAAAATGATGTAATGCCAGCAAATTTAACAATATCATCAGTAGTAAATACTTGATCTAAAAGATGTGTAGTTACTGCAGTAGATACAATTGGAGATTGAATAATATTATCCAAAGCAACCATTACTTTGGCATTTTGATTCTGTGCAGTAAATCTATGAGAAGTACCAATACCTACACTAGTAATATCTACAACCTCTGGGACCGTCTTGAGTGCCTTTGTAGCAGTCTCTGCAACCTTAATGGTGTCATCGTCTATCTTAACCGCAAAAACATTACTAGGAAGCATAGAAGTAGTTCCTACACCAACAAATCCATTAGTAGTGCCAATTCCGATTGCCATTGTTGACCCAGAACCAGCATGGGCATAAGTAAGTTGCTCACCAGTTACAAAGAAGTGATTTGGCAAAGTAATAGTATTATTTTCAACACTTACAATAGAACTCTCAGCACCTAGGAAAGATTTTTCAAAAATAGTATCAGTTTTATGCTTAAGTGGGAATGCCTTCTTAACAGAACTCTCAGTTCCTTCATAATTTCCAAATCCAGACTCAATAGCACCATTTTCCAAAGAAATACTGTCTTTGGTATCATCTTGAACTTTTAATGCATTCATAAACACATTGACTTGTGTATCAATGTTTGCATTTGGTGTATAAAGAATAGAAACAGTTCCTGCAGTTGATACTCTTGATCCTATTGTTCCAAGACCAGCATATCCAACTCCCAATTGAGCATTACCCCAATCGACATCATATGTTTCTTGAGTTTCACCTTCTTCATAATCTGTAACAACAACAAGTTCTGACATTTCAAAAGCTTGATTTGTAGCATCAGTAACTTGAATATAACAATAAGCAGCTTCATATCCAGAATCAAATTCAGCAACAATATTTTCAGTTGGAGTTGCAGAACGTGCAATAGAAGTTGTACCAGATTGTAATCTAGCGTGTTTAAGATCACATGTACCAATTCCAGTATGTTCGGAGGATGCCATTCCAACAAACATAGTGTTAATTACACCAGTTGTTCCAATACCAACATTAGAATTCGGAATAAAGTCTATTTTTAAACTTGAACCATCAATATATCCACGATAGGTTCCCATTCCAGAAGTTATGTAATCACCAGGAGTAGTAATCAAACGACCATACTCTTGAATTTCTACTTCATCACCATCATGAACAATATTAAACTGAGTAGATTCAAATTCACTATAATTGATATCTGGATTAATTGATACCATTACATGAGCAGATCTATAGGTGCTTGCAATACCTACAATCGTTGTAGTTCCTACTCCTGTGCCAATTGCAGCACTTTCAGTATCCACAATACCACGACCAATTACCGTGCTTCCTGTGCTCAGTAAATTGTCATCTAAATTGAATGAAAGACTTGCAATCCAATAATCATTAACAGAATATTTAACCGGATAGAAGAGTAATTGCCCTTCATCACCAGAAATAGCAAAATCAAATGATCCTTGATCATAAATGGTTTCATTTCTACCATATTGGTTAATATAAGCAAACACTCCATCATGAAGAACATCAACAATCATCAATTGTCTTTGAGCAGTAAATCTCTTATCTCTTACATAAGTAACATACTTTAAAGACCTTCTATCAGATAAATTAAAGGTATTAACTATACTATATCGAGTTGCTCTTGGATTACTATTGAAATCTCCACTAAAGTCATCAATAGAAACAACCCTATTACCAACCGATTCAGAATAATCTTGAAGAATACGATTAGTGAACGTAATTTCTGTTGATATCTTATCTTGACCAATAGTTATTTCATTTTCTTTTACTAGATCAAAATCATAAACACAATTAAGATCAGCATACCCAATTAGGTCGTTTACAACACTAAAATCAGATAATTCAGTTGATAATCCAACAACTAACGACTGTTTATTATCTGGGGTTGACTCTAATTGATAATCAGAGAATTTCTTGAATCCTAAAATATGATTTAATGTAGAAACGGGATCATCCCATGTTTCCAAATCAACTTTAGAACTCAACGCATAAGAAAGATTCTGATAATAATCACTATCCTGAACTCTTTGCAAATTCCTATTGAAGAATCCAGATTCTGTTTCCCATCCACTTTCTACTCTAGAAGTTGCTGCTGTCTTTAAGTATGAATCAAAAGTTTTAATAGAAGATGCAATTCCTTGAGTTCTTGTAGATTCTCCTACTATAATATCACTAATTACAAAATTATCATTAGAAGAAATTCTTAAAATTCCCGTATCCCCATTCCAACTCTCAACTTCTCCTCTAGTACTACTAATTGAACCAGTAACTATTTCACCAGGAACATAATCATTTGATTTCAAATCAACTGAAAATAGTGGGAAATATTTTTGAGGAACAACTCTTCCTACGGAATTAACCCAATCATAAGTTCCAGGACTTAATCCAGGTGCTAAATCTTCAAAATAATTTGAAAGATTGTATGTAATAGTTCCAATTCCACCATAGTTTTCATCAACAGCAGTTAAGGTAAAGAGACCATAATCATATTCTTTAGAATTATATCCTCTTCCAGTAGAACCAACACCAACACTTATACCTTCCACATAAACATTATCACCAGCTGAGAATGGGAAACTATCTGCAGTACTAAACCCTACAGATAATGTTAGTGTTACATCATAACTAACAGTATTAAATCCAACAGTTGAAATACCAACACCATTAGAATTCCTATCAGGAACAATTGTAGGTGGAGCATCACTAATTCCATAAGTATTCTTTAAAATCTCAACTTTAGAAGATCCTAAAGTATATTTCAAATCAACATCATCTACTCTCTTACCCGTTCTACCATCGAACACCAATAATTCTGGAGAAGATACATATCCCCTTCCAAAAGAAGTTACTCCTACAGATTCAAAGGATTTTAATGCATCCATCTTACAAACCTGTGGAAGGATTGTATTTGGTTTTAAAGTAGAATCAGTTGGGAAATTATATCCAATATCTTTAATTTTTACTTTCTTAATTTTACCAATTGAAAGACTCTTTGCTTCAACAATAGCTCCACTACCAACAGCAGTGTTAATAGTAGAAATGCCTGGAAGACTGTAATAATTTTGACCTTTATTTTTTATTTCAAATTGAGATATTTCACCATATGCAGTAGGACTATCAGTATCATACGAAAGATTAGATGTAGATCCATAAGAAAGTCTCTCAGGAACCTGTCCCAATGTATAAGTAAACTCAGTTGTAGAAGCTACAGTAATCTTTTTCTTTCCATTATACAGACTTTCTAATACTTCAAGACTGCTTCCAGAAATAATTTCCGAATCTACAACAATTTCAGATTTAACTTCAGGTAATGTGCTTTCATAAATTGGATCTAATCTATAATATAATGTTGTGGGAATATCCTCAGTAACAGATATTGTTACTCTAGCATCCCCTGTAAGACCAGGAGCTCCTTGTCTTGTAACATTAAATTTAGAAGATTGTTGTGAAGTGTCCCAAACTTTGGTAAAGTTCTCATCAATATAAAAATTAAGATCATATGCAGAATAATCAGTTGATTGGTGAGTATATTTTAGTGATGAATCCGAAAGATCAAATATAAGATCAGTCTCTTTATAAACTTGTAGAGGTGGATTTATTGGATTAATAACTCCTGAAGAGGTACTTGCTATTCCAACAATATTTGGAGTGGGTTGAATAGATTCGTAATAAGTATCAGTTAGTTTAAATGTATTACTATCAACTTTTACAATATAATATTGAGCATTATCTGAAAGACCTTCTGGTGGATTAGATCCAGTGTAGATAACCTTTTCACCAGTATAGAATCCATGATCATTTATGGTAATAGCATTTGTCGTAGTATTGACTCCTGATGCATCAAACGATTTAGGATCAACTACAACCTTTCTATTAAAGTCATTATACTTAACCACACGGGTAGTGTTCATACCTGGATTTACATCCATATATACATTTTCATTATTCAATAACCCATGAGATTGTGCAGTCGCAACTGTAACTTTAACCCTGGCAATTTCTCCAGTAATTGTGGTATAATTTGTTTTAAGACTATGATATACTCCTGTTCCAATACCAGCAAAGAAGAACGTTGTAGAGTCCCTCTGAGTGCTCGCAATGCCCACGAAAGCACCGGTAGACCCCATACCTACCCTGCAGGTAGCTAAACCAATTATATCGTCTGTAATGACCGCAGCATAAAGAGTCTGACCATCTGATAAAGTGGTTATACCATTTGCTGTTCCTGCTTTACCATTCTCCCAAATACTAATTCCAGTTCCACCATTTGGTGAATAGGTTAATGCATCACCAGTCTTCAACTGATGATGTGGAAGATACATTTGTTTAGATCTAACAAATAGTTGAGTTAATCCAATTCCAGGATTAGAAAAAACGATAGTACTACCAATACCAACTCCACCTAAAGTAGATACACCAACAGTTTCTTTAGGTTCAAAATAAAGTTGATTATTTACTCTATGATCAAAAGTGGAATTAAATCCAGCATTAACAGTAAGTCTTCTAGGATCTTCTAAAACTTCAGTTGTTACTGTATGACCAACAGCAGTAACTCCATTTACACCTCTAAGAACTCTAATCCTCGATAAATCTGTTTCAACATTTAATACTTTTACTTGCTCTGTTCCTATCCCCAGAATATCATTAGATTTAATAATCTTTTTACTTAAATCACCATAAACATCTATATGAGTGACAATACCAGTTGTTCCATCTGTTCCAATAGCAACAGCAGTTGTTCCTACTCCAGATAATCTAAGACTGCTAGAACTAATACCAGCTGCATAAGTTCCTTCAATTCCAGATGATGTTGTAGATAATCCACTAATGGTAATGATATCAGTATTAATCCAGTTAATGGGTTCATCATTAATAATTTCATAAACCCCTCTCTGATTAGATGGGTAAATCTCTACTCCAGTAATTGTGCTTGTAGCAGCACTTACTGAGGTTACATTTTTTCCATGAAGTCGTGAAACTGCAGCAGCTGCTCCATTACCCCCACTTCCTTCATTAATGAATGATATACTATCATTAATTTGATAATTCTTTCCTCCAGTTTCAATACCAATACTTTCAATAAGTCCAGGTTTTGTTCCTGTTATATCAACAGTTTGAGATAACTTATTTGGTAATGACATATATTCATATTGCTCATCACCCTCAATCAAATTGTAAGGACGAGTATTTCTACACCAATTAGAACCCTCTAACAAATAATCATCTTGATTTGATGCAGCAAAATAATTGAAATCATTTGGTGCAGAATAATAATTATCTCCTATTAGATAAGGAAAAACTGGTAATTTATAATTATTAAATTTACCTCCTTGCTGTGCTGAACCATTACTAATGGTAGCAAAATAAGCATAAGTTCCATTAGGAAATTCAGGAGTTACACAGAATCTTCCATTATTTTTATCAAGAACAGTTTCATCCAAAACTCCCTTATACGTATAGTCTTCAACAAAGAATCCAGGAGGGAAAATATTTAAAGGTGGTCTATTTTCCTTAATAGATGCCTCTTCTCTATATCCAGACTTCATCTGGGTTACTGTACCACCATCTTTCTTCACATAACCATAAGGACCATATATGGGATTACCATCATATGCCCAACCAATAATAGGAGAATGATTGTCTGAAGGGCTTTCTATTCCATTAACCTTTCTTAGATCTGGTTCACCATATATTGATTTTCCTTCTTGGTTTTGAGCATAAACAGCTTCCCTAAGTTTTCTAGGAGCATATAGATGAACATATTGTAATCCATACTCTTTATTCAAACCTTCTACCACAAATCCATCATCATCAACAATTTGTTGAGTTTGATAATATTTTTCAAATAAGTTTACTGTCCACTTTTTAATATTAGGACGTAATTGAACCTCACTTCCTGCTGAAATAACATCAATGCTAGTTGATCTTGCACTATATCCTATTCCTTTTTTAAGAACTTTAACTTCATCTAAAACATGCTTTACACTAGTTCCTATACCTACTGCAGATTCATTTCCATTAAGATCAACTACTCTTGTAATAGGAACTAAAACGGCACCATAACCATCACCAACAATACTTAAATCGGGAGTAGAGATATAATCCTTACCTTTATTTTCAACAATAACTTCTATAATAGATCCACCCTGATCAATAACAGGTGTTACCTGAGCATCTACTCCAGAAGATAAATTTAAATCTGGCTCTTTATTGAAATTAATAACTTCAGAAGATCCATATCCTATTCCATTATCTGAAAGATGAATTGAAGTTACTTCACCCCTGACTATAGGTTGCAGTTTAGCTTCAAAGGTCTCTCCTCCTACGGACGATATTCCTACTTCTCCAATTATAGAAAGAGTAATATTTTGATAATTAAAGATATGTGTTCCTACACCAATAGCAGTAAGATCTCTATATTGATCTGTATTATAATAAAAATCTTGACCTGTGGTTCCTACACCAACACTAGATAATTTAAAACTATCATTATCTACTTTAGTGACATAAAAATCAGTAGAAGTGGTTAATCCAGTGATAGGAGTTCCATTACAAGTATATGTAATAATCTCTCCAGAATTATAATCATGATTTTTAATATTGATCGTATTTAAAGATGTATTAATTCCTGCAGGAGTAATTTCTCTCTTTTTACTAGCATATCCAGATCCACCATCAATAATATTAATAGATTCAATAATTGATTTTTTGTTATAAGACTGTAAATACTGTTTTCCTATTCCACGCTCAGTTAGAGTAGCAGTATTAATACCAGCAAGAGCACTTGCTTCACTCGTATGCAACCTTACTGTAGTTCCACCAGTTCCTACAAGAGACACCCAATAAGATGCATGTGTAGTTAATCCTGTTATAACCTTTTGATCATCAGTAACGTAAATAACCTGCTCTGCATTCCTAAATTTGTGGAATGTGCTAAATCCAATAGTTGATACGGTTGCTCCAAGACCAATTAATGGTGAGGATGCAAAAAACTCAGATTTATGAGTTATTTGCTCCATATTAACAGAAGCACGAGCTCCTGATCCATTACCACCAGAAATTTTTAGTGTAGGTGTTGTTCTATAATCATATCCTGGATCTTTAATTCTAATTTCTTTTAATTCACCAGTAACAGAAACATTACCAGTAGCTCCGGTTCCAACAGAATCACTGATCCGTAAAATTGGAGGATTAATTACATCATAATCATGTCCAGGAGCTAAAACATCAATACTCTCTAATGGTCCATGATAAACTTGATCATATGATTTATAATTTAAAATTTCTACTCCATTTATAAAGATACCTGTACGTCCAGGATGAGTTTGATATACAGTTCCTGAATTTTCAGGAGGAACAAGTTCTCTTAAGAGTTTTTGAGATTGTAATGTTTTATTATTAAGTTTATATGGTGCTATTTTGTTATCAGTAGCAAATCCTGTATTTGTAGTAAGATAATTTCCATTACCCAGATCAGTTCTACTCTTTGCAAACTTTAGTGTTGTCTCATTTACCCTTTCAACAAAATAAAGACCTTCATCATCAACAGTTCCATCAAATAAACCAGATCTTATAACATAATTATCAATTGAAGTTCCACTGGTAGGATCAACAAAAGGATCATTAACTATCTGTGGTGTATAATATACTGCATCTCCGGTATAGAATCCATGATCTTGAATAGGAACACCAGCAGGAGTTTTAGTAGCAGGTGTTACTATCTTAAAAGTATCTCCACTGAAAGTTCCAGAAAATTGAATGGTCCCATTATTAACCCCAAGTGATTGGGATCCATATGTAGGAATAGATGATGATGCAACTAAAGTTTTATCTTCCGCAGCATCTTTATATAAATTCTGAACATTTGTAGAATAGATAGTTGCTTCATTAAAATTAATAGCATGGGTTTTTAAAATATTTCTTTTAATCGTATATGTCAAAGTAGTATCAATTTCACCCTGACCTTTGATAATAAAGGATTTTGAAGATGTTAATTGGGTAATATTAGAAACAGGCAATTCACGACCATCACTACCAATAAGAACAGCAACTGCTTTATCTCCAACTTTAAAATCATGATCTACATTCAAACTAATCTCATAAGTCCAGTCAGAAGAATCTTTAAGGACTATAGTGCTTACTTTATAAGTTGGTGCAACATTATAGAACCATTTCTTAGATCTAAATCCATCATCATCAATACCTAAGGTTTTAATCTTTACCGTATCTCCACTTCCATAAAGACAATTTTTGTCAGTATACTTAAGATGATTAAGAATAGAAGTAATTCTTACTTCAATGATTTCATCAGGATCTGAACCAGATTGACCATAAGCAAACGTATTAACTCCAACAGTAGTAGCATCAGCAATTGTTTTACCAATACTGGTTAATCCAAAAAATTGAGTTAAATTTTTAGATGTATATGAAGTAATTCCAATACTGTCATCAACATATCTAAATTGCAATTCTCCATTAGTAGTAAATCCTACTGTAGAATCTACATCAATAACAGTAGATCCTGCACCCACTTCACCAATAATTCTGGTTTTAGGATGGACAGAAAATGCTCCATATGTTGAACCTTCTACTCTACTATCTCTATTATAACCAGCATCCATGCTAAGTTTATAGAAAGTAGTTCCTGCACTTACATTAATACTTTCTACATGGGTTATAGGAGCATATGACTTATCAATAGAATCATCATAAGGATCTTGATATAGTGTTGATAATTCCAAATCCATTGGATCACCAACTACAGGTTCAATTACCAAATCATTAGTAATCTTATAATTGGCATTAGATGGAGTAAAAAGGAATTGGGAAGGTCTAATTACTTTTACATTCTCATCATATAATGCTTTAAATAATATCTCAAATCCTCTATCAGTACCTTTACTTAAATAAAAATCTTTTGCTTGTTTAATAAAGAGATTCTGATTAAGATTAGAGGTAAGAGTTCTTCCTTCTAATCCTGGAGTAAGTTGATGTTTTGTTTTAACTAAAAATTCTTTAAGAAACAAAGAACTTAAGTTCTGTATTTCATCTCCCTTATCGTGTTCTTCAGCACTACTTGTTTCAAAAACTAATTCTTCTGGATTGGTTGGACTCTTATAAGATGTAACACCAACAAATCCTCTAACGCATCCAGTGAAAGCAAAAGTAGTAATTCCAGTATAAGTTATTATTTCATCATTAATTTTCAATAAACCATAAGAAGATGGAAATCCATCAGTTCCTGTTGGATATTTCTGCATATCAACAGAAATTGTCTCACTACTAATCCCAACAGATGCACCTAATCCTACTGAAGATGTTATAGTTGTAGTGGTATCAACCTTTATATAATCATCAATATTTTGAACAAGATCAATCGGACCACCTTGATACTCTTGACCTTGATAGTAAGATTTTAAAAATTCAGCAACTAAGGGATAATCAGTCTGCACATACTGTGGCAGCTGATTTTGAACTACGTTGTTAAACTGGATTCTCTTTTCTGACATTTTATATTTGACTACTTAGTAGGATGAACCAGAAGTTGAAGGAACTGCAGTAGCTGCAGTAGGGGTATTATTACTATTACGACCACCTGCACGTACTAAATTACCATTTGCATAACTTGATGTTGTAATATAGTTGGATCCAGAAGGATCAAGACCCGAAGCAATTTCATCAACCACAGTTTCAAACGTACTGTTACTAATATCTAGTTGCAAATAAAGATCCTGTAATCCGATAATATCATTTGAGCTAGGAGTAGCAGAAATTTCGATAATGGTTTGCCCATCTTTCTGCATTCCACTCTGAATATTAATAGGATTTAAAGTAACCACTCCAGTTGCATAATTTATAGTTCCTACGTTTCTTCTTACAATTGTAGGACTTTGTGATGCTATAGAAGGAAGAGTGAAGAAGAATAGGGTTCCAGTTATCCTATTTGTATTAGGAATATCAGATACGTAAATATCCTGTGTAATTCCTGTAACTCTAAATGCAGAAGACTTAATATTATATCCATTCATGCTTCTAATATGGAAAGCATTACCAAAACCAATAGAATATTCTGCAAAAGCATTTAATACCACCCGCAAATCCCTTCTCATATCAATTGTGGTAATATTAGAAGTGATGGATTCATGACTATTATCAATAATTGACAAAAACTTACTATATTTGAATCTAGCACCATACTTATTCATCTCAGAGGACTCTGCATACTTATTTGCATTATTTTGAACCAATCCTGACACAAATGCAGCATTGGGTGCCAAATTTGTGTTATAATAGATCTTGGTATGTGCTTCAATGAAGAGATATTTCAAATCAAGGATTTCTGGAACAATTCCAGCAACTGCATATTTCTTTAATTTAAGTTTTATCTGTTCTTTGATCAAATTGGGTAAAAAATCACCACTTTTTGGTTTTATACTTACAAAAACCTTTCCATATTGAGGTGGAATCAAATCTTCACCACCAAAAACTGAAATTGACTCTGTTTCGGGGTAAATTCTTGCTGGAATCAGTGATTCATAGTCATTTGCGGTTATTGCTCTATTTTGAGATGCATAAATTCGAGGAGCAAACTTTCTAACCGATTCGACTGATTCAATACTTTCTCCTCCAGAGGAACTAATACCGGTTGTTAATAAAGAGATGCCTTCACTAACAGTATAAGTCGCAGCATTACGTGTATATTGAATTCTTCCGGAAAAATTGAAAGAATTGATGCCATTTGCAGCATCTCCACTTGAAGTAATGTAATCTACACTAACAAAATTGCCATCTTCTAGTTTTTTACCAAAAATACCATCTCCGAAGAAAATTTGATATCTTTCATCTTCTATTTCTTGTAAATAATAGACTTTTGATGTATCATTAACGTCAAAAAGACTATTTTGAGCACTATATTTGATTTCTGTAGTGGAAGATTCGGTTGGTTTGACAATAACTGCAATTAAATCAGTATCAATCCCAATATTAGGTAAAATAAACTTCGCATTTGGTGTTCTAGACGAATATGTGAAGGTTTCTGTTAATAATGAACCCTCATATACTGCAACATCGTTAAATTCTGCAATATTATTATGTACAGGAACTGTAATATCGTTTAAAATTGAAAAAACGAACGATTGACCACCAAAATTAGTTGCTGAGGCTGCTACAGGACCCTTTTTAAGGATTAAAGAAGCAGGTGAAGGGGTAATACTAGATGTATCTACAAAAAATGATACAGTTGCTCTTGCTGCTTGTCTAGGACGTGGGGTATATCCAATATTTCTTGCTAACGAAACAATATTTTCTCTTAAAGTTGCCGTATCAATGAACACTTCATTCGTGATCATGTTGGCATTATATGATGTAATGTAGGTATTATATGCCAAAACGTCTAAAATCGTCGAAAGATTAGATCCCTCGAAGTCATAATCAGTAAAATTCGAGTTAGATTTTAGATATTCTCTAAGAGTTGTCTTAACCTCATCAAAATTAAGGTTAGAAAAGTTAGCTAATGGCATTTTTATCTAGATGATTGCAAAACAAATGATAATTCTTGGGTTGGAATCTCTGCTCCAACAACATCATATGTAAGTACTACGTCAAAACTGTTATTGTCATAGTTGGGAAATGCTTCAACATCCACAACTTCCACTCTGGGTTCATAATTTGTGACAGATTCACGTATTTCATCAACAATTACAGTTGCAGTTATCTCATCTATATTCTCAAATAGAGACTCAGTGATACGTGAACCAAAGGATTCATTAAAAAATTTCTCACCAGGTAACGTAAAGACGATATTTCTCACTGAACGAGCAATTGCATTCTCATTTTTTAGGCCAATGAGGTCATCATTCAGAGGATTACTCTGAAATGTCATACTAATATCTTTAAACCCTTGACTGACCCTTTCTAACGGCACTTAAATACAGCGATTATCTTTTATTTATTAAGGATTTATAACTAAATTATGACAAAAGCATTGTTTGATCGTCATAATCAAGCCCATCTTCTTCAAAATCCCCTTCAAAGTCACCAAAAATCTCACTTTGCACCAATTTATCCCGTTTTTTAGGGGTTAAATGGTCATTTTCAATTTCACGAAGCATCTTTTGATGTTGGTGGTTAGCTAAATTATCTAAAAAATCGTGGGAAGATTCCATTTTTCTCCTTATATACTAAAAAAGGGATCGTGAAGATCCCTTTTATTTATTTTCCTTGACCTCGGTATTTCTTTTTTCGACCATTACGAGACGTTGCGGATAGTAACGTTCTTGCCGACCGACCTTGACGAGTTTTTTTCGGACGTGGTTCAGTATACCCATCCTTTTTTAAACTAAACATCATTGCCATTAATTAAATGCCTCCATGTGTGACTAAATGATAAACTAATACGAGAAAAATACCTTGAACGAGAAAAAGGGTGAACTTCATTAAATCACCCTGGTCTTCTCATGACCGACCCTAATGCGAGGATCACACCAAATCTCATAATCTGCCTCTTTTGCATCTAGGCAGAAAGATACGTCCTCACCGCACATATCCTGTACAGCACCTGATTCAAATACTTGCATCTTAGGAGCAAACCAAGGATACTCAAGTTTCTCAAATACACCGTGCTTAATAAGAACCCATCCAAAACCTGTATAATCAACTGTGAAAGGTTGACTACGTTTTGCCATAGACTCAGTGGTTTCATGATTCATAACACCACCGTTCTTACGGAAATCCTCTTCCTCTAACCAATGAGCAACAGAAGTAGTATGACCATCTTCAGTAGCATACCATCCACTTGCAATCTCTTTCTCTTCACCTTTACCCTCAGCTGGAAGTGCTAGATCGCATAATTGCCAGAACTTGTTAGCATCAAAGACAATATCAGAATCAATCCATAACTGGTAATCATACTTAAGTTTTCCATCCCAAGGGATCTGCTTAGGTCCACGTAATACATTAGCACCTAAACATTTACAACGTGCAAAGTTAACCATTGAAGAATAATCTTGACTGATTTGTATACTTAAACCAGCTTGGACCATATCAAAACATAGTTGAACAAAGTTCTTTAAAAAGACAAATGAACAACCTCTTCCAGGTAAACAGAATACAATCGTTTTACCTTTCATCCTTGCTTTGATTGCGTCAATATCCCATTCAGGTGCTTTCTTCTTTGGGGTATTGGCTTTTACAGTAAATCCTTTTGCCATAACGTGTTAATTTCCTTCATTTCAATTATAGAGTATATTATGTATAATGTCAATGAAAATTAAGCATGTAGTGATAACTCTATCGTATAAACATAGATGAATCACCATCACCATATTCACCCTTTGGAACTATATTAAATGCAAGAGAATATCTTATCTTTCCTTTGAATTCTCCTATCTTATGTGAAAGATAACTTGGAAAAAATATAATCTTATTATACTCTGGTGGTATAATAGTAAGATACGTATTTAAAGGATTAGATTTATTTGGTTTAATAAGAAAATCTGTATACCTATCTAAAGGATTTGTCAAATATAAAAACCCTTCATCTTCTGGTTGATACTGACCAAAGTATACAATACCACTATAAAAAGAATTCTTGTGATGATGATACTGAGAAGAAGATTTATTTTCGACCTTTGTATACCACGAAGTACTTATCTTAAACTGTCCATCATAATCTAAACTATCCTGTGCATATTGATGAAATATATCTAATATTGCTTTCTCTACATTACTGAGTTTTGATAATACTTTTATATTAATAGAAGCATAAGAACCTTCATCAGAATTTAACTCATATTTTTCTCTCTCACAGTCTCTTTTTAAAAGACTGCATATCTTATCAGATAAATGATGTTCAACTAGTGGACTAGGAAATAAAGGGTGTATTCTCATCTAATACGAAGGGTCGCCTGCGGGGTCATCCCATGTAACAGAACCTCCCCCTTTACCAATACCTGCATCGCACTTCGTAAAACTCAAATCAGCCTCAGTATAATCTGTTTTCATAAGACCGACCATTGCTTTTAATTCTGCCCACTTCTCTTTAAATTCAATTTCATTTAAGCAATTATATAAACAACGGTCTTTTGCATATATGTGATATATCTCAGAATCTCCAGTGACGTTAACGGTATATCCACTCATTTTTTTCTGGGGCTATTTTTTTATATAGTAAACCTGAGGAGGTCAAAAAATTTTTTCAGGATTTTTATATATACATCGCGATCTGTCACCTCTGTAGGTTAGGGTAGTTTGCTTTTTTAATAACGGGCATCGCGGCACGGCACGTTAACACACAACCCCCCAAATAACTGTGAAAACACTGTTACAAACTCATAACCTCACTATGTGTTACTTAAGCATCATAACATACACTGTGCATTGTTGTCAATAACTGTATGCCCACTGTGTAACATAAATTCGCGCATAAAAAAGGGTGAGTAACTAACAGAAACTCACCCTTACAGTTTGTGTTACTTATAGGACCTCAGATCTTGCCTCTACAATATCATCGAGGACTGCCAAGATTTCATTGCCATTGTTTGCATTATCTAGGAGAAACTCTGCGAAGTTCCTTGATACAAACTGTGCAGAAGAGTTAGACATAATTAAGCACCCTAATTAGGAGATGGTTGTTGATAGTAACTGTAAGGCACGGACGACCTCACACTAGTATGACACTTTAGAGGTCTCAGTAAGAATAACTCAAATCTTCTATGTATACATCAACGTTCTCATCTTCATGTAAGTCTAATACTTTAGTCCAGTTAATATCCCTGGGATTATAGTCATCGTGTACATCAACTTCTAGGGTTATTCTATACTTATCGTTTATACGGTTGTGGTTAGTTACTGGCATAGGATTACCCCCGTGAAGGTGTTACTTAGTATTATAGAATCACTGTTATAAAATGTCAATAGTATGGATGTATTTATAACGAGATACTAACAATTAATGAAGAAAGATTAATTGTTAAAAATTACATCGAGGGTATTGTAATTTTCGTGCGTTCGTGTTATACTACGCACGGTAAGATCACAAGGAAACTAACACTTTTCCACAGGTAATTTCCACACATTCTTTATACTTTTCAACAAACATGTGGAAAAGGTGTTAAAAACGCAGTCCTATTTATTAGACCATTTATAAACGTATTTTAAACAATTACACCTCTATTTGTTATACTTTTCCACAGAAATACCCCTTAATTGTGGAAAACTAAGGGGTTGTAATCTGTCTGTAGTTAGTGTTACTTAGTGACCTTATTAGATACGTTTAATCATATCCTACCTCTTCAATTTTATCATCCTCTAGTATACCATTATCAGGGTAATTCTCTTCTAATTCAGGGTAATTCTCTTCTAATATTGTATCTAATTGATCGATAATCTTAGTGAGTAGTGTATCAATTCTAAACCCTAATTTGTAGATATGTTCTGTTAAGTTATGAGGGTCAATTTCTTCCTTCTCTTTATCAACTAATGCCTTGTAATTAGCATATGCTTTAGTATCAAAAGGTTCCTCATAATTGCTCTTTGATTGTGTTACTTTCTTGGGGACAAATGGTGGTTTCATTGTTGTTACTAAATGGTCTACGAGTTCATTATACTTAGTCATAATTTACCTCCTCAAGTTGTGCATAATAGTTGTCAGTAACTGATTCTAATTTGGCATAGATTCTATCAACATTTCCTCT